GCCCAGCCAGTAGGGTACATCCAGGCGCTCACCATGCCCAGCCAGTAGGGTACATCCAGGCGCTCACCATGCCCAGCCAGTAGGGTACATCCTGGCGCACCCCATGCCCAGCCAGTAGGGCGCATCCTGGCGCACCCCATGCCCAGCCAGTAGGGCGCATCCTGGCGCACCCCATGCCCAGCCAGTAGGGTACATCCTGGCGCGCCCCATGCCCAGCCAGTAGGGCGCATCCTGGCGCACCCCATGCCCAGCCAGTAGGGCGCATCCTGGCGCACCCCATGCGCGCATCGAATTCGTCAATAAAATCAACCGCTTACTATTTTTCGTCACGATATGGCGGGAGACGGCGCGAAACGGAAAATCTTTGGCACTTTTCGCGCCTAGTACCGCGCCCAGCCTTCGTTTCAGCCATAATGATGAATTTTCGTGACGAAACGAAAAATATGCTATACTCTGATCTGGACTTTTTCGTTTCATACGATGTAACGATAAATCATAAATATATGATAAATAACGATAAAAAACCACGCGGCAGGCCGAAAAAGGCCACCGTACTGACTTCGGCGGAACGGTCGAGGCGGCATCGCAGCAAGTCAGGCACGGTCGCACCTAAGCCACCCAAGCCGCCACGTCCCGTACCTGTTGCACCCGCTGCACCCGCTGCACCACCACCCGAACCGACGCAACTCTGCGTCATCGACCTACCACCACCGCGCCGGATGGGTGATCGCAAACAACGCAGCGACTCGATAACGGCGGAAATAAATGCCGCAATGGCGGACGATAAGCCCGAACTGATGCCGCCGCCGAATCAGAATGTACCTCCGGAAGGAATTACCGATTGGCGGGCGATCATCGCATCGCGCAACCGCGACGAGTGGACGCACGGCGAACTGATCCAGGCATCGACGCTCGTGAAGTGTCTGGTCAAGATCAGGCAGCACGAAGCGATGCTCGACATCGAGGACGAACTGATTTACGACTATTTGGGGAAGCTGGTCATCAATCCGCGATTCTCGATGACCGACACGCTGCACAAGCGGGTTGCACAACTCATGCGGTCGTTGGGTATCTCGAACAAGCGCACCACGTCGCCAGGCCGGACAATATCGGGCGAAGTGATGGGTAATGACGACGATGCGGATGGACTGCTGGCGTGAAGCAACCCTGGAACCATAAACTCTCGCGCCACGAACGCGGCTACGATCGAGCGTGGGAGATTCGCCGCGAGGAAGTCATGCGTCGCGATTTCGGGTTGTGCCAGTGTCCGGAGTGCGGTGGTCGGCGGAAGATCGCAACGCATGTGCACCACATCGTCAGCAAGGCCGAAGCGAAACGGCTCGGCTGGCCGCGTGAGAAGACCGACGACATGACGAACCTGATCGCATTGAACGAAGCGTGCCATGACCGGATGCACAACCATACGAAACGACCAGTGACGGGGGTGGACGGATGGCCGATCTGACGAGGGGTGAGAAGGTCGTCGCGTTCATCGAACGGTACATCGTCGTACCAGAGGGGGATTTGATCGGCCAGCCGATGAGACTCGAACCCTTCCAGCGCACGTTTATCCTTGATATTTACGATAATCCGCACGGAACACACACTGCGATATTGAGCATTTCTCGAAAAAATGGGAAAACAGGACTGATCGCCGCACTGCTGCTGTGCCACATCGCCGGGCCTGAATCGGTTCTCAACAGTCAAATCGTCAGCGGTGCGCAATCGAAGGAACAGGCTGCTATCGTTTTTGAACTCGCAGCGAAGATGGTCAAGATGTCGCCACGCCTCGCCACGTTGGTTCGCGTGCAGCCGTCCGGCAAGCGGTTAATCGGGCTGCGTAAGAACGTCCTGTATCGGGCGTTATCCGCCGAAGGCAAGACTGCTCACGGGCTGAGTCCGATCCTCGCGATTCTGGATGAAGTCGGCCAGGTGGTCGGCCCGACAGATCCATTCGTCGCAGCGATCACGTCAGCACAGGGCGCATACACGAACCCGCTGCTGATCGCCATATCAACGCAGGCACCGACAGCGAACGATCTACTGAGCACATGGATCGACGCACAGAAGAATGCGCCAGATCCGCGTGTCGTGTGTCACGTCTATGCGGCGCCGGAAGATTGCGCACTGGATGATCGCGCTGCCTGGGTGGCGGCGAATCCAGCAATGGGTGTGTTCCGTTCCATGACCGACATCGAGAAGCAGTGCAAACAGGCAATGGAGATGCCGGCTAACGAGCCGTCGTTCCGGAACTTAATACTCAATCAGCGAGTGGAAGCCGATTCGCCATTCGTCTCGCGCACCACATGGGTATCAAACGGTGAATCACCAGGCGACGCGCCGCAGGGCAAGGTGTGGTGCGGCCTCGACCTATCGAGCGTCGCCGACTTGACTGCATTCGTCGCCGTGGACGAACATGGTGGTGTATTTCCGACGTTTTGGCTCCCGACAGAGGGTTTGCGTGAGAAATCGCGCAAGGAAAAGGTGCCGTATGACCTATGGGAACGCGAGGGAAAACTACTCACAACGCCGGGAAAAGCCATCGAATACGAGTTCATTGCGCGGTTTTTACGGTCGTTTTTCGACAGTTTCGACGTGCAAAACGTCGGTTTCGACCGCGCATTGATGAATTTTCTGACGCCGTGGCTCGTAAAAGAGGGTTTTTCAGAGGATGAACTCGCAAAATTCGTTGCATTTGGTCAAGGAACCCTTAGTATGACGCCTGCGCTCCGTGAATTAGAGGTGAAACTGATAAATCGCGGCCTGAAGCATGGAAATCACCCCGTACTGAATATGTGCGCCGCAAATGCGCGGGTGGTCGGTGATTCGGGTGCGCGAAAATTCGATAAGAAAAAGGCGCGGGGTAGAATCGACGGCATGACGGCTCTGGCAAACGCAATCGGGGTCATGCCGATCGAAACTGACACCGGGCGTTCATTTTGGGAGACATGATGTATAATCGAGAGACAATTCGCAAAATCGGGCGCGTGATTGTGCATATTTTGCCCGATATGTTGCTGGTGGTCGGGGGCATGATCGTCGCTGCGGGTGTCGGTATGATCTATCCGCCAGCCGGCGTCATCGTATTCGGCCTGATGGTACTGATAACTGGCCTGAAGGTGACATAACATGGCATGGCTTGCAGATCGAATCTCGACGAAAACTGGATCGACGCTCGATCTGTTCCGCCTGTTGCACGGTGGCAAAACCACATCGACGGGCAAGGCGGTGAATGTTGGCAACGCCATCGAAGTCGCTACCGTATTTGCGTGTTGCAGGGTGATCGGCGAAGGCATTGCGCAGGTGCCGCTGAAACTCATGCAGGAATCCGCTGACGGCACTACGCGCCAGCCTGCGAAATCTCACCGACTGTACAACATACTCGCGTTTCGTCCGAATCGATGGATGACCAGCTTCGAGTACCGCGAGTTGATCGCGTGGCACGTCGTCCTGACGGGCAATCACTACTCTTTTATTAACCGTATCGGTAATCAGATCGTCGAATTGTACCCATTCGAACCCGGACAGGTGCGCGTCACGTTCGAGAGTGGCACGCTTGAATACGAAGTCACGGCACCTGATGGTACGAAGCGTAAATTCCCGGCAGAATCGATCTGGCACATTCGCGGCCCGTCGTGGTCTGGATGGTACGGACTGGAAGCGGTCAAGCTGGCGCGTGAGGCGATTGGCCTGGCGATGGCAACCGAGGAAGCGGCGGGTGCGTTGCATAAGAACGGCGTGCGTCCGTCGGGCGTGTATTCGTTCGAGGGTAAACTCGACGATAAAGGGTACGAATCGCTGTCGAAATGGATCGAAACCTATGCGGGTGGCGGAGAGAATACAGGCAAACCACTGATTCTCGACCGTGAGGCGAAGTGGCAGAGTACACAGATGACGGGCATCGATGCACAGACACTCGAAATGCGCCGATTCCAGATCGAGGAAATCTGCCGCTTCGCCCGTGTGATGCCGATCATGGTCGGATACTCCGACAAAGCAGCGACGTATGCCAGCGCCGAACAGATGTTCCTGGCGCATGTGGTACACACCCTCGCGCCGTGGTATCAGCGCCTCGAACAGAGCATCGACGCGAACCTGCTGACAGAACGTGACCGTAAGAACGGTGTGTATTCATGCTTCGTCGAGGAAGGTCTGCTGCGTGGCTCACTGCGCGACACGAAGGATACGATACTCGGTTACGTCAACGGTGGCATCCTGACGCCGAACGAAGGGCGGGCGAAACTCGATGTCAATCCTGATTCAGATCCGGACAGCGACAAGCTACGTATCCCGTCGAATGTCGCAGGTCAGACACCGCCGACAGACTCATCGAATGAGCCACCCCCTGCTGCGCCCGATCCTGCGGCTGCGAAGACTCTCGACGAACTCGGTACTGAAGTGAAACGCTTGCAGCAGATGTCGCAGTCGCCACCAGTGATAAATGTGGATGCCAGGACGACGATCGAGGGTTCGCAGCCGTCACCCGTGACTGCGCATATCCACATGCCGGATCAGAAGTCAGGCGATGTGCATGTCGATGTGCAGCCGACGGTGGTAAATGTCGCACCTGCTGACGTGAAGGTCGATGTGCAGCCGACGGTGGTAAATGTCGCACCTGCTGACGTGAAGGTCGACCACGTTCGGTGCTGAGTCTTTTGGAAGTCAGACGCTACACGGGATTCGGAACAGATCACACAGCGCACCGCCTGTTCCGCCAGTCGTTCCACCCGCTACCGGTAACGGCGGAAATAGGATCAGGTTCGTCGGCCAGAAGTTACCGGAAGTTTCGGACGATATATATCTGAAGCGACGCAGGGATGACGAAGATATTTTGTTTGTGTTATCATGAAACTGGAGGATCATCATGGACAGGTTTAGTTGCGGGTTGGTCGAGTTGAAAACGGCGGGTACTGCGTCGGATATGTCGTTCTCAGGATACGGCGCGGTCTTCAATAATGTCGACGGTGGCGGCGATCTGATCGAGCCTGGTGCATTTGCTGCATTTCTGTCCGATGTGAAATCTGGAAAACAGGACTGGCCTGCCATGCTGTCGCAGCACGG